TGACCTTTCGTCAAAAGGACAACCAGCAGGATCAGGTCGTAATAGCCAGCCCGCCACATGAAGGACCGGGCGTCGGCCTTGTTCTGCCGCTCGGCGTCATCCGACGCCTGCCATTTCAACACCAGCGTCGCCAGACCGGACTGGAGCGCCTGCGCGTTGGCGAGGTAGAACGGATTGGCTGGCATGGTCACAAGCGCCGCCCAGATGGTGGCGTTGAGGTCATCACGGCTGACCACGTCGCCGTCCGCCACGTCATCCAGCGTCTGGATCAACTGCCAGACGTCGAGCAGCCACTGGCCCGCCTCCGGGGGAAGTTCCAGGTTGTGGAAGTGAACGGCCAGCGATTGCCCCGCAGCGTCCATTACGTCACCTCGCGGCCGGACACCCGGATGTTGATGGCAGACGCCGTACCGGCAATTGTCGAGATGAACCCGCCGGGGTTGAGCACATGCCCGACCAGTTCGGGGAACGTGTACGTCTCGCTGGCCTGAAGCGTTTTGGTCTTGACGATCAAATTGTCGTTACCGGCGCTGCCGCTGGGGTTGACCAGATTGACGCTGATCGTCGCCGCGTTGGCTGAGTAATTGGTCGCGGTGAACTTGTCGATGATGGCGGTGACGCCCGTCGCCGTGTAAACGGTGGACTGCGTGTTGTTTGCGGTCTGCGCCGGGACAAGGACTTTAACCGTTACGGTCATGTATCACCTCTGGAACTGATATTGTCTGTAACCGTCAGAATGATTGACGGAATAGCAGGATGGATAGCCGTCGCGGGGTCAGCGTGCAGCGACACCGACACGTCTGACACTTCCCACATCAACTCAAAGTAGTCGCCAGAGTTCATGGACAGCAGGAAGTTCCAAGCGGCAACCAACTCAGTATTGTTGCCTTGAATACGCAACGTCGTCGCCGAGTTTGCCACGTCTGTTCCGTTTTTGCGCAGCCAAATCCAGACATTATGGGCACCGCCTGCGGTGTTGATCAACTGCGCCGAGAACTGGATGTTGTAGAGGTTGATGGTGTCAACGTAGATGCGCGACGTGGGCGAACCGATATACACGCCGTTCGTAATGTCGGTCGTGTTGAACGTCATCGCGTAAGCGGTGTTGATTACCGCAGCGGTCTGGTCCGTCGTGTCGTAGAAAGACCCGTACCGCAAACGCGGAAGCTGCGGCGTATATGCAGGGGCGATTGCAAGTGCCTGCAAATCCGTCGCCAGTTTGGCCACTGCGGCCGCGACGGCCTCAGACCCTTCAGACGACAGTTGCGCCTGCCCCAGCAGTGTGCTGACATCTACGGCTTCGGACGGCGGTCCCTTCTGCACGTCTTCCAGAGATACGACGCTGCCGCCGGTCTGGTTGAACAGGCTCAACAAGAACAGATACCACTCACGCGCAATCAACCCCGTCCGCGGATCGGTCAGGGGTACGCGCGGCGGGGTGATGTTGGTGATGTTAGGCACTGGTGCCGCTCACCTGCAACTCAGCCCCCATAATGGCAATCTTAACCGGGTCAGTGCCGGACACCTCATACACGCGGTCGCGCAGTTTCAGCGTCATGCCCAAGCGGCGCCAAATGGTGCGGTAACCGAACTCACCAATCTTACCCATTTTGCGCCAGTGTTCGTTTGACCAAGTGTGCCCGCCGTCATCCGACCACCGCAACATGACCTCCGGATCATACCCCGGCGGCGCAGCATAAGCTGACGTGGTCAAATAAACCGGGGGTACAAAAACATACGGCGGCGGCGGATTGTCGGCTATAGGTTCAAAGCCGTCATTGCTTTCCGTAGTGATGACCTCGCCACTTTCTGTAACAAGATCGTTTCTCACATATTCGGCCAAAAGAAAATCGCCGTTTTCTGCCAAGAGTTCTTCGGCGTCGTAGGCCGGAAACTTTTCAATGCCGACGCCAGTTTCACAATCCAACTGAAGCGCATGTTGCGCTGTGCGACGCAACGTGTTCTGGCCAGGTGGCAGCGCCCGCCAAGACCGCAGCCACCGCTGTACTTGACCGTTGTCAGCGTAAACATCCAAATCATAAGCGTAGATGTTGCCGTTTTCATAGTCGCCGACCAACACTTCGCCGTTATAGAACGCCTGCGTTGCGCCGCGCTGACGGACCCATTCCCCGTCATACCATCCGGCGCGTTCATGCCATGCGCCCGTTATGGCGTCGTAAACCCAAGTCGCGCCGACCGAAGGGAACGTCAAGACGTAGAATGAATGGCCGTCTTGCTGGTACGTGTACGCAATGGCGTCCGAAATATTGCCGTATTGCTGGATTTGCCATTCGACGGCGTGGGTCGAAATACGCTGGCCCATGTAGCCATTGGCTTGGTAGACGATGCCCTGACCGCGTGCGTCTTTGCCCAGCCAGTACACCTGGTTGTTCATCTTGGCGACGCTGTAGCGCGCCGCACAGCCCAACTCGTTGAACGCGCCTTGAATGCGGACCAGCGGAAAGTCGGACAAACCGGCGTTGTACCACACTTCAGTTGAGTTGGTGCCGAACACCCAAACCTCGCGGTGGTCCACGATCATGCTAACAATATTATCAGGATCACCTTCGGCGCTGGCAAAATCCAGCGGGTCAATGCTGGTTCCGTCTAACAGCGCCGTCACCCACAGGCGCTGGCTGTTAGGTTCTATGAAGACAAAATAGCCGTCCAGATAATCGACAATTGACGCGCCAGGAAAATCGGTGTCGGTAATCTGGGCAAAGACGCCTGTGGATGTGTTATAGATATACCCCGTTGGATCGGCAGCAAGCATAATTTGCGTGCCGTTGTCAGCCATGCTTACTAAACCAGAGCCTGCAACAACACCTTTAGGCGTTGCCGTCCAAGAACTGCTCACTTGGTACAAAGTGTTTCCAGACACAACGTAGAGATAGGCGTTGTGCCACCACATGCCGCGAATAGGTCCTGTACCAACGCCAGCGCGCAAGGATAGCCCCGGACAACGCTGCAAGAATGCAGGCTGTTTTCCTGCTTCAGGAACCATTTCAGGAAACAGATTGATCATACGACTGTCCGCAGCATTAACGCTGCGGGCGACATAAGAACTACCTAAAATGGGCGTTTGCATCGTTTAAGCCAAAGTCGCGCCGCGCAGCGAAATTGCCCACCATTCAGTGCCTAGAAACTGAAGTACGCAAGCATCGCCGACATTTGTAAACGTAATGGTAGTTCCAGCGCCAAGATTAGACGGTGTAAGAATGCCTGTATCGGCGCCGGCTGCTTCAGCAACATAAACAATCGTTTTAATCTGACCTTCAACGCCGTCTACCATTGTTAGTGCGTTGCCCGTAGCCGTAGACGTAAATTTGGTGACTGGTTGCGTAACATTGACTGCTCCCGGCCCGGACAAAGTCTGAACGCTTTCCACAACAGGCCCGGCAAACGTCTGTACACCCGAAAACGTCTGCGCTGCGTCTGTACGCGCAATCGTCGCGTTAGTGGCCGGAAACGTCATTGTCGTGCCGTCTGTACCAGCTAACGCTAGGGTATTGGTGGCCGTAAACGTCTTGCTATCCGCAATAGTAAGCGTGGCCCCCGTAAACGGCGACGTTATCGCAACGTTATTGATAGACGTCGCGGTCGCCGCGCCAAGTATGGGCGTAACAAGAGAGGGGCTGGTAGCGCGAACAACCGCGCCGGTACCGGTCGAAGTCGTCACGCCCGTACCGCCGCGGGCTACAGGGAGCGTTCCTGTCGTGCCGGCGTCAATCGGAAGCCCCGAAGAACCTGACAGAGACGTGGTGCTGAACAACAGCGCGTTCGTAAGTTTCTTTGTAACGCCGCCTTGAACAATCGGAATTTCATCCGCAGCAGTAGCGGACGTGGCGGCAGGAAGTTGAGAGATAGCAACAGTGGACATGGTGTATCCTTAATAGTTTCCTGCGAAGATATTGAACCGTTGACGAGTTCCGACGATGCTGTAAGGCAACGCCATAATGTCGTCCGGGTTGTTGATGCGCTTCAGGTTGCGCTTGGACGTCATGGCGATACGTTGCACCTGCCGCGAGGGCTCGACGCCAAACTCCGGGGCCAGTTCGCAGGCCAGG